ACAAATCCATTGAGTGAGAAGCAATTTAATCGGTTAGATGAAAGCATTAAGTGGTCTGCTAGGCAATTGGAAAAACCAAGGCGAGTGCGCATTGATAATGTCAAGCAATTTGTAGGGAAGCATTATTCTGAAGTTGCAAGTGAAAAGCGCGTTCCAGTACCGTTTATTAAGTTGGCCGTAAGTATATTCAGTCGCCTACTGGCCCCACGAGCGCCACGTGCATTGATTTCAACAGTTGAAGATCAATTCAAGTCTACTGCCGCTACACTGGAGCTTGCCGTAAATGAGATTCCTGAAGAGATTGATCTGCAAGCGATAATGAAGTCGCTGGTTGTTGAAGCACTCTTTGCCCCCGTGGCGGTGAAGTGTGGCTTGCATCGTGTTGGGGAGATTCTTGGGCATCCATATGGAAAGCCATTTGTTGATATTGTGACATTAGATGATCTTGTTATTGATATGGCCGCTAAACGTACAGATCAAATGCAGTATATTGGCAATGATTATTGGCTTGATTATGAAGATGTAATGGATTCTTCGTGGTTTTCAAAAAAGTCTCGCAAGGATTTGAAACCCGATGATTACACGATTACTGGAGAAGCTGGCGAAGAGCGAGCAGAAGGTATTAGTTTCAGTGAAAGCCCGGAGCTATTTAAGGATAAGATTCATTTACGCGATGTATGGCTTCCGAGCGAGAACACAGTGCTTACTTATGCTATCAGTAGTAAGCGCCGCATGAAAGTAATTGACTGGACTGGCCCTGAACTTGGACCGTATCTCATGTTTGGATTTGAGAAGGTTCCTGGGAATCTTTTGCCACTCCCTCCTGTACTTATTTGGCGCGATTTGCATGATTTAGCAAATGCATTATATCGGAAGCTTGGCGATCAGGCAGATTCGCAAAAGACTGTTCAGGGATTCCCAGGGGGTGATGATGAAGGTGTGAGTAATTTCAAGAACGCTAAGGATGGCGATGGGATTATGTATGGCGGTCAAAAGCCAGAACAACTAAAGGCAGGTGGTGTTGATCCTAATAATCTGGCATTCTTTTTACAGACGAAAGACTTAGAAGCATACTTTGCATCTAATTTAGATTCTCTTGGTGGCTTGTCGCCACAAGCTGAAACACTTGGACAAGAGAAGCTTCTAAGCGAAGCCACTGGTGCTCAAGTGCGTGATATGGCAGCCGAAGTTGTGGCTTTCAGTAAAAAGCTTTTCAGGATGTTGGCGTACTATGAATGGAATGATCTTGTTAAAAATCGTAAGTTGCAAAAGGCAATTCCAGGAACTGAAATGAATATCGTGATTCCCTGGAATCGGCATTCACGCCAGGGAAAGTTTGACCAATACAAACTTGATATTGATGTATATAGCCTCCAGGATGATTCTCCGAGTTTGAAGCTACAAAAGCTTGGGATGATTATGGAACGGTATATTGTTCCACTCATGCCAGCTATACAACAACAAGGTGGGGCTTTGGATGCACGGGCACTCTTGAAGCTTGTTGCTAAGTATGCAGACTTCCATGAATTAGATGATATTGTGCAATTCATGGAAGGGGATCTTCAGTCTGAAGAAAAGGAAGGAACCATGCCCCCGAATACCACGCGAACATACGAGCGTGTGAATCGTCCTGGGGCCACTGAGCGCGGCAAGAGTCAGATTCTCCAGCAAGCCTTGCTGGGTGGACGGCCGCAAGGGGCTGAGATGGCGGCAGTTGGGCGATCTACGGGGTAATTATTATCCATCTCGTGATGTAATAAAGATTTTTTGTGACGTAAGTATAGTAGCAAACATAACTTACGTTTGACTTGTTATGAGTTTGGTCAAGAAGCGTATTTTTTCTACTCTTACTTGGTAGGATGAAGAGATGCCCATTTACTGCTATAAGACAGAAGATAACCTGGTTGTTGACAGAACATTTCCTGCTGGGCAAGCACCCGAAAATATAGTGCTTCCCAGTGGAGAAATTATAACTCGTGATTATCAGGCAGAAGCGCGAGGGATGTTGTGTACCGTAAAGGGTTCTACGTCTCCACGTAAGCAAACTTGGCCGATGACTTGCTATGCTTCTGGTGTTCATCCGAGCCAGGCTGGGGAACTACGGCAGCATCTAAGAGAGCGTGGCTGTCCAACTAAAGTAACAAAGGGTGGTGATCCTATTTACAATTCACCGGCCCATCGAAAGAAAGCATTGAAAGTTCGTGGAATGCATGACAGAAATTCATTTACTTAGGAGAGAGAACATGCCTACTGATAAGCTGGAATCTGAAATTGACAATGCAATTAACGAGATAGTTGAAGAGAAAGAACAAGAGGAAACTGAAGCTAGTGATAAAGAAGAGAAAGTTGCGCCTGACACAACTGGCGAGAAAGAAGATACAACGGAATTAGTAGATACAGATGAGGCCGGCGACACTAAAGAGGCAGATGCCGCCGGGGAGGAGACAGGCAGGGAAGAGGAAGTTGAGACTGATGGTGCAGGAGATACAGAAGAGGATACTTCTGCGCCAGTCGTAATTAGCGACGAAGCCTTAACGCGAGCAGCGGCAGTTGGCATTCCGGTAGCTGATGCGCGGAATTTCCCAAGCGAAGAGGCGCTTACGAAGGCTGCGGCTGCATTGGAACAAGTGCTTGATGAAGTTGCTGATTATAGGCCGAGGGAAACCGGGCTTGAAAAGGCACTTAAAGAGACAGAAGAAAAAGAGGTTGATCCTTTTGCTAATCTTCCAAAGTTGGACCCGGATACTTACGAGCCTGAAGTAATTCAAACGTATGATAAAATCATTGAGGTTGTTAAACAACAGCATGAGAAGATCAAATCGTTAGAGGGTCGGCAAGTAGAAGTATCGGAAGTAACTCAGGCTCAAGCGGCTGCTGAGGTTGGACAATGGTTTGATCGGCAAGTTGCTGGGCTTGGAAAAGATTTTGAAGAAGCTCTTGGTGCCGGTGCATTTGATTCACTGAGCCAGGGAAGTTCGCAATACGCAAAACGAGATGCGATTGCACGACAAATGAGTACGCTCTTGGCGGGCTATCAGGCCCAAGGGCAGCAAGCGCCGTCGCGTGAGGAAGTGTTTAACGTGGCGGCAGGGCAGGTATTGCAGGATGAATACCGGCAGATTCACGAGAGGGAACTACAAGAGAACCTGGAAAAACAGGCTTCACAACACATGCAACGAGTAGGTGGTGGAAAAGCGAAAAGTAAGCTTTCACCCGAAGCAGAAACGGCTGCTGAAATAGACGCACAGTTCTTCGGTTAGTAGTCGTTGTAGTTTTAATGTAAAGGGGCAGAACAAATGGGGCTACAGTATTCAGAAATCGCTGATGCTGCGTTACTTACTCAGGAAAAACTGATTAAGCGCGGCGCGTTCTTGGATATGCAGACTGATCTTCAAGATCATGTTGCAGTTCGAGAGATGTGGAAGAATCGCCAGTATAAGTTCGATGGTGGTGATCCTTGGGAATTTGATATTCAATACGATCATAATCATAGTACGCGGGCAGTTGGTCTTTACGAGACTGATGGTAGTGCTTTGACTGATACGATGATGAAGGGGTCAATTCATTGTCGTCACGTTAATAGTCATTATGTTTATGATTTGAAAGAGAGGGCGTTCCAAAAGGGCGGTGCGAAGATTGTTGATCTGATTAAGACCAAGTATGTTGCCATGATGGTCAGTCACTTCGAGAAAATGGAGGAATGGCTTTGGAACGAGCCGGAGGATGATGGTAAGACGATTTTTGGTGTTGGTTACTGGGTTACTCGTTCGGTTAACGAAGGCTTTTATGGTCCAGATCCCGATAATTTCGCTGCCGGCAAGGCTGGGATTTCCCAAGGGGATTATGCTCGGCACGCAAACTGGTCAGGTAATTATGTGGCCGTGAGTAAAGAGGATCTAATTCGTAAGATGCGCACGATGGCGCGGAAAACCAAGTTTCGTTCGCCGGTAAGCCATTCACAGCCGACTTTTGGTAAGATGCGAAATGGTATTTACGTGAATAGTGATACGCTTGGGTTGGTTGAGGAGGTTCTTGAGGATCAAAATATGAACCTTGGAAACGATGTAGCCAGCAAGGATGGTCGTTCGCTATTCAAGGGTAGTCCGTTTACTTACGTACCGTACCTTGATGCCGACACTAAAGATCCAGTATATACGCTGGATTGGATGTGGATGGCAATTGGTGTTTTGGCTGGTTGGGAAAATAACCTTTCTAAGCCGTACATGGTTCCTGATATGCACCTTGTTCGTCGTACCGACTTAGATTGTAGTCTCAATATGGCTTGCACGAATCTTCGTCGGCAGGGTGTGCTTTGCAAGGCGTAACTTGAATTTTTCTTAGCCTGTAGCAAATGTTACGGGCTAAGATTTCCTCTGATGATTGAAAGGATAAGAAATGAGTAAATCAGTTAATGGCCCTATCGACTTGCAGGGTTCAATTCCTAAGTATGTGTGGTATGAAAGTAATGCTGCACTGAAGGTCGGTCAGGCGGTGTGTTACCATTGGGACTATACCGGCGACGGTGAGGGTGAAGCAGAAGCATCTCGATATAATCGTGTTGAAACTCCTGATACATCGAATGCTCAGCATTTCGCTGGTGTTTCTGCACATGCTTACTCGGCCAAGTCCGGTGGTCAGCTTATTGAGATTTATGTACCTGGCAGTATTTGCAAGGTGCTTCTCGGTAGTGCGACTGACACTGTAATTGGTGTTGGGCTTCTCACGTTCGATGTTACCTCTGACTATGAAGGCCAGTTTCGTTACGAGGGCCTTGATGGTGAAGGTTCGGCCCAGCCGCTTCAGACCATCACTAACGATGGTTCGACTGCGACGTGTCTAGTGAAGCTTCAGGAGGGTCCGCCGAGTGGTGGTGTCGAGGTTGTTGCTTGTGATACGCCCGGTCCTACTTGTATGGTTGGCGGAAGTTCGTTGATTACCGGCGGTAATCCCGGTGGTGCCAGTGCCATTACTCTTGCTGATGGAACAATTACTGGACTCAGGAAGAAATTCGTGCAGATTACCCCGGAACTTACGACTACTGATATTGTAATTACTGTTTCGACTGGCATGAGGCAGGATGGTACTGCGTTGCAA